TAAAGCTACCGTTGAGAATCCCAACTTTGAAGCTCGTGGTCATTGATTGAGAAATTGCCATCTTGGCCTCCTATTAATTGACTTGGACGCGCACTTGGCCGTCCCGATATGCGTCTGCGCGCTGTTTGCCATCGCCCAGGTTCTTGAGCAAAGCAATCGACTGCACGTACATGTTCTGATACAGCGTAACCATATCAGCTTCGCCCTTCATGTAGCGGATGGCTTCGACCAGCGCACCGTTGAGCAGCGCAGAGTCAAAGTTGTCACCCAGCCACGTCGTGCCAGCGGTCACGATCGACTCGGGGTAGTAGTAATAATGCAGTTCCACCGCATATGACGCGTCGGGAGTTGGCCCCACGATGAAGGACAGCTCGTTCACGTCGTCCGAACGTGGGCCAAAGATGGCGTAGTGCTTTGGGAGGCCTTTGGACGTGGGCTTTGGATACGCCTCACGGATGAAGTTCACATCTTTATTGAGCAGATAATGAAATTCATCATCAGCGTCGATGACGGCCAACGAATACGCGCTCAGAAAGTCTGATGGCGCCTGCAGATATTTGTTATCCGCCGTCAAAGTGCCAGTGACGTTCTTGCGCAGGTTGGCCAGCTGCACCGAGTTGTAAATGCGCTGCTCCGCCTGCTGGGCGAACATGGCGTATTCATCCGCTGTGAAAGTGGTTTCACAGATATCAGAGATGTTTGCGCACAACTCGACGTAGTTCATTCCTTCACCTTTGTCTTTGAGGCAGACAGCTTGGCGCGGGACTCATCCGACCAAACGCGCCGCTTGTTTGCAGCTGCAATCTTCAAACGGGTTTCTTCAGACATCTTCCTGCCTCGGTTTTGCGCCGCAAGTTTTTCTTTGGACTCCGCAGTCCAAATACGCGAGCGATTGGCCTCTGCGGTTCGAGCACTACACAGATCGGACTTCGGGCGGGCGCGCAGCTTTGCCTTGGTGTCCTCGGACATTTTACGGTTTCTATTGGCGGCTGCAATCTTTTTCCGCGTAAGCTCCGCCATCGGGACGCCGCGTCGCTCCGCCGAAAGGCGTGCTTTAAGTTCGTCGGTATGCTGTCGACCAAAGAATGGGTTGTCTGATCCGGATCCCGTGCCGCCACCGCCAGGAGTTATGTTATATCCGGCTGCCCGCGTGTCCGCCAACTCAATCAACAACGCCTCGACCTCATCCGCCTCGGCTTTGTTTTTGCACCACAGCAAAACGGAAAAAGAAAACACGGCACGCCCGTAAAACTGGATTGCATTACCCAGTTTGACGCACTTGTTGTTTTTCCAAAAATGCCTCTTTGCGCGTTGCTCAGGGTTCACCGATTGCCCAATATACATCCTGCCATTAACGGCATTCTGTATTTTGTAAATGGCAACCGGTGCGTTCATGTTCAGGCAAGCGGCCCTCTTGCCATCAAGCCCTTGGTGGCAGCGCCAGTACCGCGGATTTTGATACCCGAGGTCTTGGTTTTCTCATCACCAGCGGATTTGCTGATGTTGCCGATCGTCACGTCGTACTCATCGAGCTTGCTGCGGTTTTTGCCGCTACCGGGATTGGACTCAATCTTGGTCTTCTTCCCAGCCATGGTGTGGGGCTCAGCGTAAACGCTGGCCGGGCCGACTTCTTTGCCGCCCTTTTTCATGCTGTACTTTGCCATGGTAGGCCTCACTTTTGAGCGGCGACTTTGGCCAGATTGCGGCCCATGCGCTTCATGTTGGCATTGGTTTTGCCCACAGTACGCTTGGCAGGGCCAGTTTCGATGCCGACTTTTTTGCCGTCATCGCCAAGATTTTTGCCTTTGGTTTTGCCTTGTTGAGCAACACCGTCAGCGGCGCGTTTGAAACCCATGATGATCTCCTTATGTCGTTACAACCGTAACTGTACCAAGTTCTCCGGCTGCCACCAAGTAATTTGGCGTCAACGCGGTATCAAAAAATCTTGCGCCGCCAACCGGCGCCCAGCCCCACTGGATCACCCGGCTGCCTTCACCCAGCGTGCCGTTGGCCGTAGCCCCCGACGTGTAATACGTCGTGTCCTTGCGGGGGTTGCGCAGGGCCTGCGGGTCATCAACCGGGTACATACCCAGCTGCAGCTGAGGATGATCGGGGTCCCAGCATTCGGGACAGACCAGCAGCTGATACCGCTTGGTCTTGATGATCTCTTCTTTGAGCTTTTTGAGCTGATATTGCTGCCCGCAGCGATCGCATTCGGCAATCGCCTTTTTGCCAATCGCAAACCGATTACCCATCAGGCACTCCCGATGAACATCCGGCGGGGTACGAATCGCACCGCGGCCTTCTCTCGATCTTCGCCGGCGGCCAGCTCGAACTGCTCGTTGTACACAGACTTAAGCATGTCTAAGCGTTGGCCCAGCTCGGGCACCTTCATGGCAATGTAATAGGCCAGCCCCGCCGCGATCACGGGCAGGAAGCGGAAGTTCATGTCGCCCGTCTCAATACCAGCGCCAACGTCCTGAATACGGCGCATGCGCCAGTACACGAACTGGTACGTCGTGGTGTTGTCGGGGGTCGGCCAGACCGTAATGGCCGGCAGATTGGGGTTGTAGACAGCGGTGCCATCGGCGTGAGACGCTGCCGTTGTGTTGTTTTGGCCGCGGAAGACACCGCCCAGCACGTTGCCGGTGATGTACCCGTAATAGATGTCCTCGGTGCCCAAGCGGATGAACCCCGCAGCGGCCAGGCCCGTGGCGTCGCTTACAGTGATTTCAGTGTCAGTAGCGTTGATACCGCCGTCCAAAACAGCATTCGTCGGAGAGACCACGCCAGACATGCGCTGAATCCAGACCTGAATCGGGCGGCCAGGGGTGATTTTGTTGGGAATGGTGGCGTACGTAGAAACACTGATACGGGTGATGTTGAGGTCAGCTTGGGTGGACGCCGTGTTGGCGCCCGTACGAATAACGTGCTCGAGCAGGTCGATCGTGTCCGTGGGAAGCGCGTAGGTGTTCAGACCGGGAGTGAACGTAATTGCCCCCTCCTCGATCGTCCACATGTTGATGCCGCGGTTCTGCCATTCGATGGTCAGCAGGTTCATGGACCGGCGCGCGGTGCGCAGATCGTAACCAGACCGCATTTCACGACCGGCACGCTCCCACGCCTCCTCGGCAATCTCCGTGAAGTCCATGTCGAAGAGGGTGGTGCCGGAAGTGGTCATTTTGCTGTCTTCGCAGATTGAATAAAGGCCTGGGCGGTCGGTGCGCCCTTGGCGCCGGGCTTACGCATTTTCTCACCAGAACCCGCCGCGATGCGCTTTTTCTTAGCGTTGATGTTGGCGTACAAGCCAACGCTCCCGCCTTCAGCGTACTGCGTGAAGTCGGTGTCGTCGCGGCGAGCCTTACGCTTGCCGCTGGGCATCTTAGAGGGGGCAATGGCCCCCATACCGCGGCTGGCCATCATAGGACCCGCCCGCGAGTTTTGCCACGCTGCGCACAGCCGTCGGCACGGCTCGAAGCCTTACTGACAGAGCCGCCCTTCTTATACCCGACAGCACCGCCGGTCGTATCAGCTTCAGACAATGCGCGACGGCGCATGACGGCTTTGGCTTCGTCCGAGCTCAGGCCTTCTTCAGCGCGACGCATTGCAGCGCGGTTGTTGTAGGCTTGCTGAGCAGCGCGACCGGCGCGCATTTCGGCGGGGATAGAGGCCAGCCCCAGCATGCGGCGCGGGGCGTTCGGGCCCAGGGCATTCAGGGTGTTCTCCACATTACGGCTAAGCTCCGAACCCGTGACGCGCTCGCCCTTGCCACCGGTCCAACCGCGGGGGGCCGAGCTTGGAATGTCGTCCGGAGTGCCAGCGCGAGCGGTCGACTTGGCCGCCGGCTTTTCAGCGGGCTTAGCTGCCGGTGCGCTGCGGCGCACAGCCGGTTTGGCAGGGGCTTCCTCTTCGGAGCCACCCTCTTGCTGCTTCTTGAGCCATGCCATCGCGCGGGCGCGCGTATCGTCGCCGATATTAGCGTTCTGACCTTCGACAACGTCGCCGTCAGCGTAGCGTTTTGCTTTTGCCATATTGCGCCTCACTTCTTCTTGAGCATGCCGCCACCGCACATGGCGATGGTTTTTCCCTTGGTCTTACCGCGCTGAGCAACACCATCAGCCGCACGGACGTAGCCGCCGCCGGACAGCTTGGTCTTCGGCTCGCCTTTGTGCAGGCGGCTCTCGTGCTTGTTCACGGCCTTCTGCATCATGGCTTTGTCCATCTTCACGTCTTCGTGTTTCATTTCGCCACCTTTTGAGAATTTGCGGCCCTTGTCCGCTTGGTTGAACTCTTTGCCCACGGACTGTGGGACGCCTGCTTTTTTGGCGAACTCCGGAGAGTGCGCCACTGCTGCCATGAAACGGGCTTGTTTTTTACTGGTCGACGGCATCAGACTTCCCCTTGCGGCCAAAGAGGCCTTGCACGGTATCGGTTTCCCAAATGCGAATGCCCGTCCAGACAATCGTGAATACAGCTGCGATTGAAGGCAACATATCAATCAAAGTTCCCAACACGGTGGCCACAGACAGCGCGTCCACGATGTGCTTCGATGTCTCAGAAAGCTCGTGTTTCATGTCAGCACTTCCACGCCCGAAGGCTGATTGGCTCCGCGGTACGCATCCCAGTTGGGATGGTTTGCGGAAGCATAAAGGTATTGCGCGGCAAACTCAAGCAGCGTCGGGTCGTCCCGAAAATGCCCCAGCCCGCGGTTACAGTGATTGCACAGCATCCCACGAACCTGTCCAGTCGCATGGTCGTGGTCGACAACCAAGGGCTCATTCGCCCCACAAATAACGCACTCAGTGGTTGCGGCCCGCAGTGCTTGGAGTTTTTCATCCGAAATAGCCGCGCGGTGTTTCCCTCGACAGTTCGCATTTCGGTATTCCGAACGACACTTGCGGCACCAGCTGTCTAAGCCGTTCCGTTTTTTATTGTGGGGCGGAAAAAACTCAGCAGTAGCCGGCTTTTCCTGATGGCACCGAGTACAGCTCAACAGTTCCATGCCTTCAACGACAACGCTTTACGCGTCGGTCGCCCTTTGTCGTCCTTCATCGGACCCGGCATGCCACTCATCCTTGCACAAAAAGAGTCGCGGCGTGCGGCGTCTTTCTTGGTCTTTGGATGCGGCGCCGGAGGCTTCAGGTTCATACCTTGGGCTTTTGCCGAAGCTCGGCCCTTGGCGTTGAGGCCACCCTTGGGATTCTTGCCTTCTTTGCGTTGCCATGCTGGTGTCTTAGCCATTTGCTACTTTCAACACAGGCTGCATCAGCGGCTTGAGCACATCCTCTTCGAAGTCCCTGGTGAACTCCTCAGTGCCGACGTGCGGGAGGCTGATGGATGGGTCGAGATAGATGGAATAGCCGTCAGCGCGGGCACGATCACAGAACGTGTAGTCCTCGCCAAAGTACTCTCCATCACGGAGCGCAAAGTCAAACAGCGCGTAGTCCGTACGGTCATCCACGTTGTTGTAATAAGCCCACTCGGGGTGCTTCGCGATCATTCCCTCGATGACATGACGTTGGATCATCATGAATCCCGTGCCGATCCGGTTGATCTGCATGAGCCCGTTCTGGTCAAAAACCAGGCGGTTATGGTCATCTGTGACCATGTCAAGGAAGAACTTGCGGTCGGAGCCGCGGCGCGGATAGATGCCGGCAGTGATGTCCTTGTCGATACTCAGCGCAAACAAGCGCAAGATCGCTTCAGGGCTCACCACCACATCTGAATCCACAAATAAAAGGGTGTCGGCGTCTGTCTTAAGGAAGTCCGCCACCAAAGCGTTGCGGGCCTTGGTAATCAAAGAACATCCAGACAGGTGGCTCAAATAGAGCTTCACCCCATAGCCAGAAACCGCCTGAGCGAGTCTGGCCAGGGCAAACGCCGACTTGATATTCAGCTTGCCATCGTATGCAGGAATCGCAACCATGAGGGCGCGACCTTGCAAACTAACGGGGCGAACATCTTCAGCCATAGATCACCGTAACGGTGGCGCTGCTCAGCGTAGCGTAGATGCTTGTTGCGCACAAAACACCTTCGCCAGGGAACAGCACATTGATGGAGCCGGCAGCGGCGGGGGCCGTAAACGTCCACACCGACGTGC